GCGATCTGGCGCTCGCGCGTGGCGTTGGCCATGCCGACATGGACCGACACCATCATGTCGTCCGGCCACATCGCCGGGTTGATCTCCATCGGCCGGCCACGAAGCCTTACTACGCGAGGCTGGTCTTGGTGCTGACAGATCAGCGTGAGGATGCGGTTGAAAACCGACTCCAAGCCCTGCGCGAGCCAGCGGGCCATCATCTCGATACGGGCGTTGCTGGCCGTCTGCAGAAGATCAATACCGGTCGCCGTCTTGTTTGCAGCCGACGGGTCAATGCCCTGGTTCTGAGCCACAACGCCGGACGCTTCCTGCTTTCGCTCGTCAAAATACCCGAGCATCGCCTGAGCCGAACCGCTGATGTCCGGCGTCGTGAGATCAGCCACGGCCGTGCGCACGTCGCCCCGCACCGGCACATAGGCGCCGATCGCGCCGTCGATTACCCGCTGCATGGCGTTTGGGTCATCCGGGTCCAGCGCGTCGATGTTGATCGCCTTACGCGGAATCAACACCTGGGCCATGTTATCGAGCGCGCGGCGGGTCAGTTCAGTGCGGATTTTCTGATACGGCGCCACCGTGTCGGCTTGGCTCAAGCCGATCGCCTTGTGAGCAACACGGATCGGCGACCAGATTGCGACCTCAGGGTCGTCGATCGGAATCTGCTCAATGATGACGTTACCAACGCGCTTGATCGCCAGCAATTCAGGCACGCCGTCGCCGTCCGCGTCAAAGCGCAGGTATTCCTCAAGCAGATCAACGCGCGAGTGACCGTCCTCAGTGTCATAGACGTTGCGGGCCGCCTCGCCCAAATGACGGGAAGACGTTCGGTTGTCTGGATCAAAAGCTCCGGAATTACTCGGCGTTGCGCCGGCGTCGAGGTCATCCGCCATGTCCGGGAACATGGCCTTGACCTCGGACAGCAGCATGTTGCGACAGATGACGGCGTGGTAGTCCGCTTCTTTGATAGATCGAGCGCGGCGGCTGATCAGAAAATCCTCAGGAGCAACGCACTCGATGTGGACTCGCCCCATGCTGGGGACGTGGCGAACCTGAACCGTAAACGTCTGCGGCTGCGCAGTCTCGTGAGGTTCTTCTTGCGCTGAATCATCGGGCTCGCCTTCGGCGCGGTCTTCCGTAGTCCTGCCGTCTTCAATTGCCAGAATCTCTCGTTCGGGATCTTGGCTGATAGCGACAAGCTGCTCGTACGAAACCCCTTCCATAACCTTTGGCGGGCCTGGGAAAGGATCTTCCCAGCTCGTCTTGATGATCCCGACGCGTTGCACCAGGCCGTCGTAGGCGAAATCATGAATGATGCGGTCACCAGGGTTGTCTTTGAAAAAAACGTGGCTGATGTAATCGCCAACCACCGACGTATCGCCGCCAGACTTGGTCTCTACGGTGAGAAACTCTTCAGACGATACGAATGGGCGCAGCAGGCTCGGCAGCGTCCAGTTGATCGCGTCCATCACATCGGGTGTGACAATCTGCGACCTATCCGGGCGCTCATTGCCGAACGGGCGGGCATAGTACCGCTGATGCAGTTCCGCTTGGTCCTTCGCCAGTTCCGACGTGTAGTAGGAGGCCGCGTCGGCTTCCTCGTCTTTGAGGCGCCGAAGCAGGTCGGTGTCGTTCATCAGGTTACAAATCCAAGGTTAGCAGCGGTGCGCGCCACGGGCACTGGTTTGACCCTGGCGTATCGGAGCATCATCACGCCGTAGCGCGTGGCGCTCATGAGATCGTCGACCTCTTTAACGATTTTGCCGTCCTTACGGTGGTACGTGCGGAACTCGGAGAACCACTCATTATTGCCGGCAAACACCCTGAACCGGTCTGTGCGCATGCGCTCTAGCATGTCCATGATGCCGGCCTCGACGCCGTTGCCGCCCTCGACGTGAGAGGCTTGTTCGTCGAGCATCCTCAGGCCAGCCGCCTTGTACTGCTCCTTAAGCTGGTCGCCGGACCCCTTGTCGTGCTGCAGGCCGTCGTGCGGCCATGCAACTGGCAGCCAGTCACCCCAAGCCCTGACCACCGCAGCATGAACAACCGGCACGTCCTTTGCCTTACGGTAGGTGTGCGTTACGTAAACGCAATCGGCATCGCGATCCCATGCTAGGCGCGCCGCCGCGGTCGGATGATCCCAGCCGAAGTCGAGGCCGACAATCTGCGGCCAATGCTTTGGAATCTCGCGAGGCGGAACCGTGATTGACGCCTCATCGATCGGGAACACCGCACCAGAACCGAGCATCGGAATACCCTTCGAGCGGGCATCGCGCTCATGCTCCGGATACGCTGCAAGCAACTCTGCCTTCTGCTTGGCGGAGAGGTGCGGAACATCATCCCATCCGGCCTGAATGCAAAAAGCCATGCTATCTTGAGTATCCCAAGAACTTCCGAACCACTTGCGTTGCCCCCTCAAGCGGCGTGAATGTCGCCAGCAGATGACCGTTCAGCGTCATTAGGCGGGTGACGCACTCGGTGTAAACATCCTCTGGCGGCTCTTCGTCGAGCCAGATCAGGTGCTTTGCGGTGCCTTGAAACTTTTTCCGGCCCTGGTCGTACGATTTGAAACCGAGCTTGCTGACGCCGCCGGTCGCATGCCGCACGCGCATTGTGTCAAAGGCGCCAGCGATACCCCGCTTCGCGGTGGGCGTTCCCAGGATCAGGTCCCCAGGTATCATGCCCGTACCCATATCGCCGTCAGAACCCTCGCCGCCGACTCCGGTCAGCGCAAACTGAATGACATCTCGGGTGGTTTCCGATGTGTCACCGGCCGCCCAAGCATCCACAGGCTCGTCGAACCTCTTGCCCGCCCACCAATCGGGATAGAGCCCCGTGAGATGGCAGGTCGCTTCAAACGCACCGACACCCCACGTCTTGCCGACGCGATTGGCCGCGATCATCGCGCGTTCCCACTCGCTTGACCCGGCCGCGAAAAATTGCATGTGCTTCGGGTACAGATCCCGCCGCAGCGGACCCTCGGCCGGGTACATCTCGAAAAACCTACGCCGCCTCTTCCGGCGTTCCCTTTCCTCCAACAATCGCAACAGCTCCCGCTTTTCCGAGGAGCTGAGCAAGTCGAGATTCGATTTGCTGATCAGTGAGGGTGACGTTGAGATCACCGTCAAGCTGGAGGCGATCACCGTAGATTTTCGGCTTTAATTTTCCCGCCGCCCATTTCCGGGCATCGATGCGCACGCGCGCCCTGTTGTAATCTGGTTCGGTGTCGGCGATGTCAGCGATCTCATCCGCGTAGCAATCCGCCTGAGCCTCGCGCGCGCGCGTGTAGTTCGCAGCAAAATCATCGTCGTTGATAATCCACCCTGTGACGGTGGGCCAGCTGGGCATCCCCTCGTCATTTTTGAGGATGCTGTTGAGAGATCGGCCGTTGGCGATCTGCTCGCAGATGTGCGCTTGCACTCGGGCCTTGATCTCATCTGTGAATATAGGCGGTCGACCTCGGGACATGTCACTTGAGAAGGGTGAGAAGTTGACGGATGAACATGTTGGTGGTCATGCGGTTTTGGCTCTGACGTCGGCCATGAGCTCATCGAAGCGGCGATCGGTCTCTCTGACCACGTGGACGGCAGGCGCGACGACGGTATCGAGGCGATCCTTGACCTCGGAGGCGGTGCGGCGGCCGGACAGATCGGGCATTGCGATCTGCAGGAACAACGGGGCAAGGAACGTCGTGAACAGCGCGATCACGGCGCCGAGGATGATCTGCGTCCAGCCGACAGCGGTGGCGGATGGCTCAATCTCTCCGGTGGAGATCTGGGCGAATCCGATGCTCTGATTGATGATCTTGCTGGACTTGTAGGGCGTCTCGACTGCGGTCTTGGTCTTGCCATCGAGAATGCGCTGAGTGGCCTCGATGCGCTTGGTGAGGTCGGCCTGCTGCTCGACGATGGAAATGCGCTCTTCGAGTTTCGCCTTGTCCTTCATGAGGGCGAGGCACTTGGCCTTGCAGCCACCCTTGGCGGTTTCCAGCTCGATCGCCTTGTCATGCGACTCAAGCTGCGCTCGGAGGCCGTCCGCCTTGACCGTGGCGGCCCAGGCGTTGGCGGCGATGAGGTCGGCGAGCTGCTTGCGCCACAGGTCAAGGTTGGCCTGCTCGTTGGCGCGGTTGTCCTGAATGCTTTTGAACGCGGCGTTGTGCACCATAGTCTGCTGCGTGTCGGTGGCTCTGCTACCGACCGTGTAGCCGAAATGAGTGGTGTACTCGCCGATGAGGCAGGCGACGCCGGCCGTCGTGATGATACCGGCGAGGATGTTGCGGCCTCTGGCGCGCATCATGTCGGCGCCCGAAAATGCGATGGCCCCGGCGACACCGAGCATGGCCAACAGGACGGCATGAGTGTAGCTCATGGCGCGACCGTACTCGAACGACATGGCGACACCGCAGGCGAGCGTGATGAGGCCAGCGATCAGAGCCACACGCTTCAGCGTGGCCTCCGCAACAGATGCATGCATGGGGGTACCTCCAGCGTTGAGGTACGCAAGTACAGCGGCGGTTCAGGAATGCGGGTGTAGGGTGCTCGCGTGTTGCGTAGCAC